GAAGTTCAGCCAAGACAGCCAAGCGCAAGACTAAGCGTGGCTGAAGATAGCCATTACTATGACAAATAAAAAGCCCGCACAAGGCGGGCATAAGTTACTTCGGATATTTAACTACTCCCACATCAATCCATTGGGTAGCTTGATTAGGAACTTGTTTTTCTATCGTTGAATCTATTAAACCAACTCCAAACTTACCATCTGTTTCAACAACCCTATAAAGCGTTGCATCTGGTAAATCATTAACGACAACAAGCTCACCAACATTAGGTAGTTTTTTCATAATTACTTCTCCAGTTAGGTTAAAGAACAGTAGATGATTTCCCATCTACATAATCATTATAACATAACTAATCTTATTAATCAATAGGTATAAACCCTAATAAGAAATGTAGCTCATTACGCCTTTGGCTAAGTTATCCACATCGGCATCTTGGCAAATAAGTAAGTCAAGGTAATACATAGTTACTTGGGATTTGCCGTGCTTCATTCGATCAACATACGAGTTTAAGGTGTTGACCATATCCCAATCTTTTGTAAATCCAATTAAGCAGCCAAAGTTATCAAACATCCAAATATTGTTGTATCCAAGCTCTGACAGCTTTTGATTCATTGCGTGGTATTTAGCGTATTGATCGGGCAACTTAAAATCTTCTTCAATGTAGATGGGTGGCTTTTGGCTAAACGAGTAACTGTCAATCACATCCCAATCGTAACCATCCACATCAATCTTGAGTAAGCCAATATCCTTCACCTCAAACTGCTCGATTACCTTGTCTAGTAATTTATATTGCGTACCAATCTTAGCCCGATCTACCTGAACCCTGTTGCTAATCTGCAACACATTCTTGTGCAAGTGCTGTAGGTGCTTATCCTCTGGCTCAATGCACACGAACTCTAGGGCTGGATTCTTAACGCCCATGGCTACCGCTAATGCACCACAGTTTGCACCGACATCCACCACCGTACCCTCAAGGTAACTAGCTAAGTGTGGCAAGAATCTGTCATACAAACGGTGCTTCTGTTGGTACACCGCCACTAAGTTCTCATCATTAAACTCTAATTGCTTGCCTTCTACTGTATGTATTTTCATAGTTATGCCGTTGGTGTAAGTTGACCTTCAAAGGCATAAGTGCCAATGTGCGATAGCTGACACCATGGCGCAGCATGAACTTGCCCTCCCGCTTCACGCCAGATACGGCAAAAGTGGTAATCCTCGGAGAGCAGACGATTAGTGCCTGGCTCAATGGAAGTGGTAAAGAACTCTTTGATCGGCTCAGACTGTTGCATCTTGCCACCTAGATCAACCACATCATTGGAGTAGCTGGGTACTGATTCTCCGAGCTTGCCAAAGACCTCACGCTTAATCAGCATAAAGCCTGTACCGCCATTGAATATCTCGACTGGCACATTGACTGGTACAGTCACCTCGCCCACATAATTGACTAGGTTCACAACAAAGCTACCCGTATGGCTTTTAAGCTGATCGAATGGCACACCCCGATCCATGGCTGCCTTGACCGAGTGCCAGTTAATCTCCTTCTTCGGATAGATTCCACAGAGTATGTCCTTATCAGCTCGGATCATGTGGATTACATCCTCGGCTCGAAACTTAATGTCCGAATCAATGAACATTAAATGCGAACAATCCGTCTTTAAAAAGGTATGAGTTAATGAGTTCCTAGCTCTAGTGATTAGGCTTTCATTAAACATAAAGCTAAACTCTGCATCCACGCCATTAGCCTGGCAAGTGGTGAGTAATTGAATGATTGACTGGGTATAAAAACCAGCGCACATCCCACCATACATGGGTGTAGCTATAAAAATCTTAGGCTTCTTGTTGTTCTCTTGCATTTTTAAATTCCTCAATGGGTGTTAATTGTTCGGGTGTCATCACATGGTGATCGCCATAACCTAAGTTTTTAATTTGACTGTGCTTAACAAAGTCATCCCGTGTGACTGCGCCTACAATCTCCACAATAAAATCCTTGTGGTAGCGCACTAGAATGGCTGCATCGGCTTTGAAGTTAGAGAGCTTGGTAAACAATAAGAACTTAGCCCGTGTGGTCTTAACATCGACCTTTAGACCTCGATATTCAAAATCGTATCCCTTGTCACCCCCCACATAATTTTCGGTATTTACGGGTAAATCCAAATATTTGCTGACCGCCCACTCGCCCGTTAGTCCTTCTCTGGCAACGGCAAAGTTATCCCGCACTCGGTCAACCCGCTTATAGTTGATAAGCCCATGATCCCGCTTGAACTTACAGCGCTCTGCGGCTGCCCAAGCAATCTCATAAGTATCTAGGCTGGATAAGAAGTAGATCATGTTCTAGCAATAATCCAATTAATCAGAAAGGCAAGCAGAATCACTATAAAAATGATGAGTAGCTTGCAAACGGTATCCATGAAGCTATCGTCTTTTTGATTAAAGTCCATGGCTACCTCAATGCCATCAACGAAATGATGCACAGCAACAAAGCCAATAAGTAAGAAATCCACTTGACTTGCGCCAAGCGCTCTCGTTCCCACAAGCCTAGCACCACGCTTTGAATGAACTCGCTATCCTCATCCATGTAGTTAATCGGTGGTGGTACATACTTGCTGCCAATCTTGACCTTGCCTGTGTTGTATGGAACTGGTTTCATGGTATCTCCTTATTAGTGCCAGCTTGCTCAAAGAGATGGCTGGCGCACCTTACCTAACTATCCTTGCGGATTCTCCTCTGAGCTAGAGGGGATTACTTCAATCATTACTTGGCAGCCACCGCCTTTAATCGGCTTGCCACGCTCAATTAAGAGCTTTTGCACCTGGACATCCGAACTGAAAACGCCCGCACTCTCTAAGCTATCTAAAATTGCTTTGGCGCAGTTATCAATATCCATCAGCTTTTTATTGCGTGGTTGCAAAATAATGTGAACCATGAGTGACTGTGAACCCAATTTTGGAACTCTCCCTTGTAAACACGCTACCATTACTTCTTGGCGGAATAACTGCCCACGCTTACTAATAAACCTACGATGCCCACTCGCTATCCAATAGTTATTAATGGATGGCGGGTAGGGCAAGTCCAGCTTAATCAGAATGGTACTTCACCGTCATTGGCATTGGTTTCTCTGGGGTACTGCTGGGGGTTTTGTGGCTTCCAAGTATCCTCAGACAAGCTAATTAACTGCCCTTTGGGGGTGTTCTTAGTCCAGCCAGCAATCTTGAGTGTTTGACCCGCTTTGTAGTCCTCAGAAAGCAAGAGTGTACCCTTCCAATCGGGTGCTTTCTCATGCTTTTTATCAGCGTTACCAAACAATACGCCTTTGCCCATCTGGGCGATATGTCCATTACTCATCAATCTCTCCTTATTTCAGCTATTTTGGTTAAAAACTTCGATGTTTGCGTACCACTAAATGTCTTTGTAAAGGCATCATTAGCAGATCGCAATTGGTTGTACTTCTTGGTTTTCTCTTTATCGTCATATTTGCTTGAGTTTTGGATACGACCAAAGATGTCTAAAAACCCCTCAATCCAATCCTCTAGGGATAAGTAGGTTGCATAGGGTTCTTCTTGACCTGGCACATACAGATGGAGTTTATGGACATGGGCAGCAAAGTTACCCTTGACCATAGGTGGCGCTACTTCTCCGCTATCTGCGTCAATGGTAAGCTCATCGCTTTTAATCTCTGAGAGGTTGACAGCCTTTCCCATGTCTTTGGGTTCGAAATCAGCCACTTCTTCAGGGCTGTAGAACCCTGTAACTGATCCAGGAAAGACGCTTCGTATACCTTCTGAAATGCACCTGGATCGTAGCATTGCCCTTGGGAACTTTTGCCAGCCCGAGCCTGGTTTGACCAGCCCGATCTTGCTTGCTTGTTCGATTGTCCATGTAACGGCAAGCTCTCCACCGTTGGGGTGACTAAATACGCCTGTAACTTGTTCATCTGTGTAATCCTTCCATTGAACTTTACCGCCCGCATTTTGAAACCTTGCTAGCATCGCATCGGCTTTTAATGCTGGTCTGCCTTGAATGATATGAAAATCCCGTGCTGCTGTGGCGGGGTGCATACCTTCCGCTTGTGCTACTGCCATTAGCGCTAGTACGCTATTGGTGTCCTTCATTCCGAATAAACCGCTTTTGGCGATTGCTTCTGCCATCTGCGACATATCGGTAAAACTCACAATATTGCTCATCTTATCCCCTTTCATTAGGTGTCTTTACTTCACTAAAAATCTACGGCTACCAGGCTGCTCAATCACAAACTGCTCGTAAATGTCAGGCATGGCTTGTTTAAAGAGATCACTTGAGAAGCGCTTACTGCTCTTACTACTGCGCCAGGTTACTAAGGTATCTCCTGAGATGGATACGATCTCACCCTTATCTCCCATGGTGTTGCGGATTGCTACCTCTAGGGCTTCGCTCTGATCCTCTAGCGCCTTGATGTTGGCTTTATATTGCTTGAGCTGTGCGACTGCTACCTCTACATTTTGCGTTGCAACAATCGTTTCATCGGTGCTGGTTGGATATACCAGTTTGGTTTGCTCTATGGTTTCTGCGGGTGGTAGGGTATCGGTCTTGCAATACGCCCATAACTTTGCCATACGCTGCACCAAGTCATCTTTCATGCCTTCGGTGATGTCAAACTCAATCGTTACAAATTCGTTTCCACCAAATAGAACAGCCAAAAATATACGATTGATATTATGACAAGCAGATTCGTGTATGAGCTGGGCAAGGTCAGCATCAGGAATCCGATTAGCATCGGCATCAAACTTATTACGAACTCCAGCATTATAGTTTTTAGCTTCAACAAGCACAGTACCATCTGCACTAATGAAATCAAAATGAGAACGCATCCAATTGTGTTTGGGGTGAGTGAGAGCATAATCCGCTTCCTTTAATTCCATCTTATGTTTATCTTGAAATAAGCGCCCAATGACGGGTTGCATGATGTGACCCATCTGCACCGCTTCCACATCGGATAGGTCAGGCGCTTCTCGTTTACCTTGCTTGGTGAGTATGACATCCACAGCCCGACCATTGGCAGCCATTCGGGAATCACCAGACCACCAGGCGCTATTGCGTACTCCTGGATCAAAGTCATTGCGATTGTTTGCCATGGCTTTCCCTTTCAGTCATCATAAAATCAGCCATCTGATAGGCTTCTTGCGCTATCACAAAGTCATCAAAATTACTGCCTTCGCAATTGCCAATCATTGCTTGCATCGCTTTGGCTGCAAAGTAATCCCGTAAATCCATGCCTAGGTTCTCAAATGACTGCACATACATCTTTTCGTTATCGTCTTGCATCATCAAGGTTTTGTTGGTGGGAAATGCTTTCATCATGCACCTCTTGTAATGATATTGAGTAGTGCGATGAGATGATTAACTTGCTTACGATAGAAGTCCACTTGCTTGCGTAGATCTGCTATCTCATCTAACCCTTGTTCAACAGCTTCATCCTGGCGCTCTACTAATCCTTCAAGCGCTGTAATCCGCTTTTGTAGGGTTGTGGTTGTGTTGGTGCTACCTTTGGTTCTTGGCATAGTTATCTCCCGAATGGAATAGTGGAAAGGTCATCAAGCGCTGCATGGTCTACTTCTTCAAACCAGGTGGCATCTTGCCCGCAGCGTGTTGGTGTCATGCGATTGGTGTAAGCAAACCCGTAGATTGGTTTGCCATTGACGGGGTTGGTGTGCATATCTTTACTGCACTCATCACCGCCACGAAAGTGCATACAGCTAGTGCATAGTTTCATACATATTGTCCTCATAGTTAGGTTATCTGATTAGGTACTACAAGCGTAGATTACACCATTACTTTTTCTAATGCAACTATTTTTTTAATCATGTATGTTGTGTAAAGCATACATAGAATTCTATATAATAGAAATATAGATATATATATATATAGAAGAAAAATAGACATAGTAGTTCTAATAGAAATCGTAGAATAGATACTTCGTAGAATAGATACTTCGAGATATATACGCCTATTCTCTTTCTATCCATAGTCGTATGAGTAGAATAGACATAGTAGTTCTAATAGACATAGAGGTAGTATATACATCGGAGTTATACATCGTCTAGTAACATCTATGTATGGGGTTCTTGGGGTATCGTTGGGGTTCACGATCTCCAGGGCTTGACGGATGAGGTCCAGAATGACCCAGGCGCATGAGGTAGCGAAAAAAGAGAGCCAATCAGGTCGATAAAGCGCACACACGCCCGAGGGAACAATCAGGTGCTTTTGAGAAGTTCAAAACCACGGCTATCGCTAGTCGTGGTCAAAGTCTAGCAGCTTGATTGAAAATGGGAAATGGTTTGATGACAAGCGTTTTTTTAAAACCGATTTAAACTGGTTTTAAGGCATAAAAAAAGGGTTAGATATACTAACCCCTTAACTGAGTGAGAAAAGCGCTTAAAACAGCATTAATCCCTCCC